GTATATACGACCTACAACATCAACTCATGAATTATTCTATAGACAATATGGTGATAATAAAGAATTAAATAAAATTATCCCAATTGTAAAACACTATGAAGTGTGTGAGATGATTTGGAGAGATCTAAAAGACAATATAAACAAAGATAAAAATAAATATTATGAATTCTATAACAATAGAGTATCCGTGGTATTCAACGCTATCGAGAGAAGTGGAATACGTATACACAATGAAACCTTCGACGAATACTTCCATCCCATTGATGGTGAATACACATACACTCAGTTCAACTTAAAAACAACTACAACTAGACCTAGTAATAAATTTAAAAATGTAAATTATGCAGCACTCAATAAAGAAAACGGATGTAGAAAAAGTTTTATTCCTCGTAATAACAAACTTGTGGAAATTGATATTTCTGCTTACCATCCTAGTTTGGCTGCTCGTCTCGTTAATTATAATTTCCCCACTAGTGATATTCACTCTCATTTTGCTTCCTTATATAAGGTGGATTATAAGAAAGCGAAAGAGCTTACTTTTAAACAACTCTATGGTGGAGTTTTTAAGCAATATAAAGAACTCGAATTTTTTCAAAGGATAGAAAAATACGTAGGAGATATTTGGGATAAGTTCCAAAGCGACGGGTTTATAGAATGTCCGGTTTCTGGATATGTTTATAAAAAAGAAAACTTGGATAATATGAATCCACAAAAGTTATTTAATTATATATTACAAAATTTAGAAACATCAACAAATGTGTTGGTTTTATGGGATATATTTTGTATATTACGGGGATACAAAACGAAATTGGTTTTATATACATATGATTCGTTTTTATTCGATTTTGATGAAAGTGAATATAATATTTTGGATGAAATAAGAAAATTATTCCAAAAATACAAATTAAACATAAAAGAAATAGAAGGTTATGATTACAACTTTGGAGAAACCGCTTAATACGTATAACACGAAATATGATGTTATAACAAATTTACAAAATTTAAGCGACTTGAATAATAAATTATTTTGTACCTTTACTAACTTAGAAGGTCTAGACAATCTTTTAGAAGAGATTAAAAACAAATACAGCATTATCTATAATAAGTTATTTATTTTAGAAATTGTTGGAAAGGATGAGTATGTTATAACATATAATGTTGAACAAGCTAATGTAGGTTCTATACCTGAGAATACTATATTAGTACATAGAAAAAAAGAATCAAATACTTTATATACTATTAATGCTTTAAATGAATTAATTAAAAAGCTTAATGGTGGTGTAGTAGATACTTCATATAGAGTAAATTGGCAACATTATAAAAATTGTATTTTACTTACCCAACATAATGAGCTAAACCAGCTCAATACAAAAATTTATAAAATTATTGAAATATAGTTTGGCTTCCCAAATTATAGTTCGTATATTAGAGTTACATTTAAAATTAGTTATAAATTATGGATTTATCATTACTTAAACAGAAGTTGGACGGACTCCAACAAAAACCACAGTCAGGAGGACAAAAAACAGATTATACAAAGATTTTTTGGAGACCAACTGTAGGTAAACAACAAATTAGAATTGTACCATCTGCGTTTGATTCTAATAACCCATTTAAAGAACTTAAGTTCTATTATGGTATTACTAATAAGGTTATGATTTCACCTTTAAATTTTGGTGAAAAAGACCCTATTTATTTATTTGCTCAAAAACTTAGAGAAGAGTATAATAAAGAAAACTATGTACTTGCTAAAAAGCTAGATGCTAAAAACCGTGTTTTTGTTCCTGTAGTAGTTAGAGGGGAAGAAGACAAAGGTGTTAGACTATGGCAATTTGGAAAATTAGTATATGAAGAATTGTTAGCACTAGCTGTTGATGATGAAATTGGGGATTATACAGATATTGTAAATGGTAGAGACCTTACTGTAGAAACAGTAGGACCTGAAGCAACTGGAACTCCTTATAATAAATCATCAGTAAGAGTTAGATTAAAAACTTCACCACTTAGTGAAGATAAAGATACAGTTCAAACATGGTTAAAGGAACAACCAAATCCTGAAGAATTATTTAAGCGTTATACGTTTGATGAAATGAAATCTGCTTTAGAAAAATGGTTAGCACCTGAAGATGCTGCTGATGAAGGAGATATTATTTCTGAACCCGCTGAATCATTTGATAATGATCCCAAACCGGCTTCAAATTTTAGCTTAGATACTTCAAAAGCAAAACAAACTAAAACTGATGAATTTGATAGTTTGTTTGATGATAAAAAGGAAAATAAAGTTGATGACTTACCATTTTAATTATGCCAAGAAAAAGTAAATCACTCTCAGCAGCAGTGTCTGCTGAAATAAAATCGAACTTTGATTTATCTAAATTTAAATCTAAAAAGGGTTTAGATAAAAATATTAAGTTTAAAGACCAAGAATGGATCCCCCTTTCGCCTGCTTTTAGCGAAGTAACCTCTATCCCTGGTATTCCAATGGGACATATTGTTTTACTTAGAGGTCATTCAGACACAGGTAAAACAACGGCGATGATAGAAGCTGCAGTATCCGCCCAAAATAACGGGGTACTGCCAGTCTTTATCATTACTGAGATGAAGTGGAATTGGGAACATGCTATTCAAATGGGGTTAGATATTAATATTGATCGAGACTCAAATGGTGAAATTACAGATTACAATGGTAATTTTATTTATGTTGATCGTGAAACAATTAATTCTATTGAAGACGTAGCTGTATTCATTTTAGATTTAATGGACGAACAAAAGAAAGGTAATTTACCTTATGATTTATTATTCTTATGGGATAGTATTGGTTCTGTACCTTGTGAAATGTCACTTAAATCTAATAAAAATAATAATGAATGGAATGCAGGTGCTATGTCAACCCAATTTGGAAATAATGTTAATCAAAAGATTACATTATCTCGAAAGGAATCTTCACCCTTTACTAATACATTAGTATGTGTTAATAAAGTTTGGACACTAAAACCAGAATCACCTATGGGTAGACCAAAACTTATGAATAAAGGTGGTTATGCAATGTGGTTTGATTCAACATTTGTAGTTACATTTGGTAATATTATGTCTGCTGGTACATCTAAAATTAAAGCAATTAAAGATGGTAAACAAGTAGAATTTGCTAAACGTACTAATTTACAAATTGATAAAAACCATATTAATGGTGTTACTACAAGAGGAAAAATTGTTATGACACCTCATGGGTTTATTGAAGATGATCCTAAACAACTTAAAACTTATAAAGATGCACATGCTAAAGATTGGGCTAAAGTATTAGGTGGAACGGATTTCCAAGTAATAGAAGAGGATCAAGAAGTAAACGATATTTCTCAGTTCGAAAAAGAACCAGAATAGAATCATTATGAAGCGTAAAGAATTATTTGCGTTGCTGGACGAAGTCCAGGAGCAAGGGGAGGAAACTATAGTAAAAAAACATGATAAGGTATTATTAATAGATGGTTTAAATCTATTTTTTAGAAACTTTGCTATGATGAATATGGTTAATCCTGATGGAGTTCACATTGGTGGGTTAGGTGGGTTCTTTCGTTCTTTAGGTGCAATGATTCGACAAACCCAACCAACCTCTGTTTATGTAGTATTCGATGGAGCGGGTTCAACAGCCAACCGAAAGAACCTGCTCTCCGAATACAAGGGGAGTAGAAATTTACAACGTATTACTAATTGGGATGCTTTTGATTCATTAGAAGATGAACATGATTCAAAAGTTGATCAAATAGTACGTGTAATTCAATATTTAAAATTATTACCTGTTAAAACAACTATAATTGATAAAGTAGAAGCTGATGATATTATAGCAGTGTTAGCTGAAAAATTAGTAGAAAAACATAATTCAACATGTTTTATTGTATCTTCAGATAAAGATTTTGTTCAATTGGTTACTGATAAAATTATTTTATATAGACCAATGGAAAAAGAATATTATACACCTAAAGCAGTAAAAGAAAAATTTGGTGTATCTCCTAAAAACTTTATTTTATATAAAACATTACTTGGAGATAATTCAGATAATATTCCAGGAGTAAAAGGGTTAGGTGAAAAAGGTATATTCAAAAAGTTTCCTGAATTAAAAGAAAAAGATTTATTATTAGAAGACATTTTTGACATAGCTACTAGGAAGTTTAAAGATCATGTTGTATATTCAAGAATATTACAAGATGAAGAGAAGTTAAGGACAAGTTTTAAAGTAATGGATTTAGGAACTCCTATGATAGATGAAAGAGAAAAGGAGTATTTAAATAAATTAATTACAGATAATTTTCCTGATTTTAATCCTGAAATGTTTATACAATTTTACAATGAGGATAAACTAGGAGGAATGATTAGAAATTTAGATATTTGGTTAAAAGATATATTTTCACAATTTAAAGGTTATAAAGATTGACATTAAATAGTATAAATCAATACGGACACGAGTTTCAAATAAAGATTTTATCCTCTTTATTAACACATAAAGAGTTTTTAACTAATATTCATGATATTATAAGTGAAGAATATTTTGAAAACCCGGCTCAAAAGTGGGCTATTAAAGAAATTTTAAAGTATTATGATAAGTATCATACTACTCCTTCATTAGATATATTAAAAGTTGAATTACAAAAAGTAGATAATGAAGTATTACAAATATCTATTAAAGAACAACTTAAAGAAGCATACGTTACTTCAGATGAAGATTTAGAATATGTACAAGAAGAATTTACTAACTTTTGTAGAAACCAACAATTAAAGAAGGCATTAATGTCTTCAGTTGATTTACTTAAAGGTGGAGATTTTGATGGTATTCGTTTTTTGATTGATAATGCATTAAAAGCGGGGCAAGATAAAAATTTAGGACATGAATATATTAAAGACATTGAAGAAAGGTATAGAGAAAATTCTAGAACGACTATACCTACACCTTGGGAACGTATTAACGGACTATTGCAAGGTGGACTTGGAAACGGAGATTTTGGCATTATCTTTGGTAATCCTGGAGGTGGTAAATCGTGGTCCCTTGTTGCGTTAGGAGGTTATGCTGTTAGATTAGGATATAATGTTTTACATTATACACTTGAATTAGGGGAAGATTATGTTGGTAAAAGATATGATGCCTTTTTTACTAAAGTACCTGTTAATAAAATAGATTCATTTAGAGAAAAAGTAGAGGATGTAATACCTCAATTGCCAGGTCAACTAATTATTAAAGAATTTCCAACAGGAAGGGCAACAATATCAACAATTGAATCTCATATTAGTAAATGCTCAGGAATGGGCATTAAACCTGACATGGTTATTATTGATTATGTAGATCTTCTTTCATCAAGAAGAAAAAATCGTGAGCGTAAGGATGAAATTGATGATATTTATACAAGCACTAAGGGCCTTGCTAGACAATTAAACATACCTATTTGGTCAGTTTCGCAAGTAAATAGAGCTGGTGCCCAAGATAAAATAATTGAGGGAGATAAAGCAGCTGGATCATATGATAAAATGATGATATCAGACTTCGCAATGTCTCTTTCGCGTAAAAAAGAAGATAAAGTTAATAACACAGGTAGATTTCATATTATGAAAAATAGATATGGGATGGATGGTCTCACTTTTTCGGTTAATGCAGATACTTCAACAGGTCATTTTGAAGTGTTTGATTATCAAGATAGCGAGGATTCAGAACAACTCACCCCACCATCTCGATCTAATAAGTTTGATACTGATGTTGATACTTTTGACAAACAGTTATTACGTAAAAAGTTTTTCGAGTTAGAAAAATAATATTAACAAATTAAATTAAAAATATGGCAAAGAAATCTCTATTGCAGGAACGTATCGTTTATAAACCATTCGAATATCCTGAAGCACATGATTATTGGATGAAACAACAACAAGCACATTGGTTACACACTGAAGTGCCTATGATGTCAGATGTTAATGATTGGAAACAAAACTTAAATGAAACAGAAAAAAATATAATTGGGTCTATTCTTAAAGGATTTGCTCAAACAGAAACAGTAGTAAACGATTACTGGTCTACTTTAGTAACTTCCTGGTTTAGAAAACCTGAAGTAATTAAAATGGCAGTTACTTTTGGTGCTTTTGAAACGATACATGCCGAAGCTTATTCTTTATTAAATGAAGAATTAGGATTAGATGATTTTAGTGAGTTTTTAGAAGATGAAACTACAATGGCTAAAATTGAAACTCTTATGAATGTAAGAGATAGTCATGATGGTACTCCTGATTGGCATGAAAGAGCTAAATCATTAGCTATTTTTTCAGCATTTACGGAAGGTGTAAATTTATTTTCTTCATTTGCTGTTTTATTATCATTTAAACTTAGAAATCTACTTAAAGGAGTAGGCCAAATAGTAGAATGGAGTATTAGAGATGAATCATTACATTCAAATGCTGGTTGTTGGTTATTTAGAACACTTCTAAAGGAACATCCAGAATTAGATACACCTGAATTAAAATTACAAATTGAAGAAGCTGCTCATTTATCTTTAAAATTAGAATTAGATTTTATTGATAAAGTATATGAAATGGGAGATTTAGAAGGATGTTCAAAATATGATTTAGTATCATTTATTAAACATAGAGTAAATACAAAAATGGGAGATTTAGGATATGGTCCTATTGTAAATGGAATTGATACCGAAGCAGTACAAAGAATGAAATGGTTTGATTCACTATCAGCTGGAAAACAACACACAGATTTCTTTGCAAATAGAGTAACAAATTATAGTAAAGGCGTTCAAAATTGGGACGCAGCAGCATTATTTTAAGATATGGAAAACAACGCATTACAAGTAGATTATACAAATTGGGAAGCAGGAAAACAATATCCTGAGTGGATGGATGAAATTTCTTTAGCAACAGTATCTAAAGGATATTTATTACCTGGGGAAACAGTTAAAACTGCTTATAGAAGAGTTGCAAACGCAGCAGCTAATAGACTCAAAAAACCTGAGCTAGCAAATAAATTTTTTAAATTATTTTGGAATGGTTGGGTTGGTTTAGCATCACCTGTTTTATCAAATATGGGAACAGACCGTGGCTTACCAATTTCATGTTTTGGTATTGATACACCCGATTCTATACGTGGAATTGGTTTAACTAATGCAGAACTAATGAAATTAACAGCATCTGGTGGAGGCGTAGGTATTAGTGTATCCCGCATTAGACCACGTGGAACTGGTATTTCAGGTAATGGTAAATCAGAAGGTGTTGTTCCATGGTGTAAAATTTATGATTCAGCAATTATTGCTACTAATCAAGGTAATGTTAGAAGAGGTGCCGCATCTGTAAACTTAGATATTAACCATCCAGATATAGGTGAATTTTTACAAATTAGAAGACCTAAAGGTGATCCTAATAGACAATGTTTAAATTTACACCAATGTGTAGTAGTAGATGATAGTTTTATGCGTAAATTAGAAACTAGAGATCCTGAGGCAATGAACACTTGGGCTACTATTTTAAAGGCAAGAATGGAAACAGGTGAACCTTATGTAATGTATAAGGATAATGTTAATAAAGATAATCCTATTGCTTATAGATTACATAACTTAGATGTAACAATGACAAATATTTGTTCTGAAATTACATTATTTACAGATGAAGAACATTCATTTATTTGTTGTTTATCGTCTTTAAATTTAGCTAAATGGGATGAATATAAAGATACTGACACAGTAGAATTAGCTACTTGGTTTTTAGATGGTGTAATGCAAGAATTTATTGATAAATCAAGTGGTAGAGACTCATTAAAAAGAACTCATAAACATGCTTCTAAAGGAAGAGCTTTAGGATTAGGTGTAATGGGATGGCATACATTTTTACAACAAAAAGGATTACCCTTTAATTCAATTGCTTCAACAGCTCATACACATAATATATTTTCAGATATTAGAGCTAAAGCAGAAAAAGCATCTAGAGATTTAGCTGTAGAATATGGGGAACCATTATGGTGTAGAGGAACAGGTATGAGAAATACCCACTTATTAGCTATAGCTCCTACTGTATCAAATTCAGTAATTACAGGTGGTATATCAGCTGGAATTGAACCTCTACCAGCTAATATTTATACTTTCAATGGTGCTAAAGGTACTTTTATTAGAAAAAATAAAGTATTACAATCCCTATTAATTGAAAAAGGAGAAGATAAAGATAAATGGTGGGATCAAATGTTAGCTGATGGTGGGTCTGTAATGAATCTACCAGATAATGTTTTAACTCCTGATGAAAAAGAATTATTTTTAACGTTTCCTGAAATAAATCAATTAGAACTAGTTCGCCAAGCTGCTATTAGACAACAATATATAGACCAAACCCAATCATTAAATTTAAGTTTTGACCCTAATGATTCCCCTAAATGGATTAATCAAGTTCATCTTGAAGCTTGGAAATTAGGAATTAAAACACTTTATTATTTAAGAACAGATTCTGTTATTAAAGGAGATTTAGGTTCTCGAATGGCCGATTGTGTGTCATGTGATGGATAATATTTAAAAGGAGCTTTTGCTCCTTTTTTTTATATTTATCATAAAAATGAAAAACCTACTTTTATTATTATTACCCGTATTTTCATTTGCCCAACTAGAAATTGGCAATTGGAGTATTCCTGAAGATAAAGCACTTCATTACATTGGAGGGGTTGCTATAACTAGTATCACCCATGACTTATTTTTTGAAGAAACTCAAGATAAAGA